TGGAACTTAAAGAGTTTTGCTACATCGTTTGCATACTCACCAGTGGCAGCGTTGATATAGTGGTCGTCATTAGAGCCGATGTGTTGACTGAAAACCCACGAAGTTTGTGGTGATTGAGCTTCAATATTCATCTCATTCTTGTCAAGAACTGTACTGGTTCCTGATTCAAGAGCCATCAAGAGGCCGATGCTTCGACCTGCCGCCTTGGATGTATCATCGGCAGCTTTGACTAAATCTTCCAGATGTCGTTCGTAAGTTTCACCAAGGAAATATTTCTCAGTATTGGCGGTGGCGTTTTCATTAACCATGGTTGGATTTGTATTCAACACATTTCTAATAAATTTCTTTGAATTTCGATCAAAGTTGATTATTTTTGTCTTACCACCAATATGAATCTTGAAGCCATAGTTAGCTCCATTAGATATGGTCCATTGACCAGTGCCAAAGGTATCAGTGGCGGTGGTTCCTATAACGGCGCCTCCATCGACGCCAGTGCCAGAGAGTCCAATATCGTGTTTACCGTCAACATAAATAACAGCAGCGAGGGCTGCGTTCAGAACATCGGAGGAACTGGTGTATCCGACATCCGGATCGAATGGTGCAATAAAAAGACCATAAGCTCCGCCACCAGTAGCGGAGGTTCCTGCGGTGCTCCAGCCTGCGGCTCCTTCCGCAGCGGAAGTTCCTGTGGCGTCAGTGTGTTTGGTTCCAAGGAGTCGAACAACAGTGCAGGGGGTTGCATTTCTCAACCATGCTTGTGCGGCATATGCAGCATAAGTGGGAGCAGTATAGTTTCCATTTCTCCAGATATCGCCACCCTTTCCACCAGCAATTGGGTTTCCAAAGATCTCAACGAACTCTGAAAATGAATTAACCTGAACTGGTCGCATACCTGGACCTCGTTCGGTTCGTCCGATGATGACTGGGCCTATTGGACCTGCTTCCTGTGGTAGTTGGGAATTATCAATCTCGTTGATGAAAATGCCTGGGGATACGAATCTAAATTTTTTAACTGACATGTTTTACTCTCCTGTAATGGTGTCTCGATTAAGTTAAGCTTAAAGCTTATTTCTCTAATAAATAGTATATTAAAGCACGAAAGGCCCAAAATTAGCCTCTGAATTTTGCTTTATCCCATTCGCCAGGTACATCGTCATAAATAACCCTCTCTCTGGGGATTTTAACTTCCACGGCGCCTTCAGTAATGGTTACTTGTGGGACTTCTTGGTTGGGTCCATCACCCAATAACATACCAAGGACTTTTATTTCAATAGTAGTTTGATACTTTCTTTCGTCCTCATCCATGTTCGAGACATTATCCTCTTGGCTGAACGAACTATCAATGAATATTTCATACTTATGTCCGTCCTCTTCAATAATGTCGTAATTGATTCCCTTGCCGGAGGTCATGAGCGGTTGAATGATCTCATTCATCTGCTGTTGGTATTCTGTCCATATGGTCAGCTTATATGAAACATCGACATAAACTGGCTGAGGGATAGTTGCATACTGGTATACAATTTTGTCGTTCTTTTTCTCAGTCTTGAAATTAATCTGACCGTGTTTTCTCTTAGCGTCTGCATTTTGAAAGTTCCTCGTTTTTTTGTGATTGATTTTTCTGGAAACCGTCAATACATTTCCGGTCTTATCATTTGCTGGGACGTTTGCCCAATACGGGCCTCTTCTCGCCATATCTTTAACAACACCTGTCCTCTCCACTGTAATGATGGGGAGGATCAACTGACCAGAGATATCTCTTCGTTCTCTGGAATCTTTGGTTTGTTTGGCTCTCTCTGCTGTTGACCAAGCGACAGGAACTTTCTTCCAGCCTTTATTGGTTGTGCAGAATAGATTCTTATTTTCATCAACCCACTTATACATTGCCATATCAATTGTCTCAATCGATGATGGTGTGGTGTGTTGGGTTTTCTTATCCAATCTATTTTTCTTCTTAGGAAGCATCAAACAATCCCTCTCTTGCCATCGTACACTTAGCGGTTATTTCCATCTTATGTTCTGTTCTCCCGAATAATTCTTTTGGTTGGGAGAGGGCAACGATCTCATAATAATCTTTTCCGTAGAGGACGAAATCACCCTCACGCACATATAGATCTTGATCATCATTCAACCTTCGCTTGTGAAAGTGAACCGTGATGGTTGCCTTTCTATCAACGCCAAAGTTTGTGCTGGTGGTATCTGAACCTTCCCAGTCAACGAGCGCATAGACACGAACAGGTGGAAGAAATGATTTCTTGATTGCCTCTCCGTAGAGAGAGTGATAGTTTGTCTTATCTTGTGCAATTGGATAATAAAGGATGGTCTGTCCGATCACTCTTTCAATAAGCTCATCGTTGACCTGCTTTACTAAGTCTCGCTCTTTCTGCCCTGCAAAAAGCGGGGGAGGTGGAGCGGCTGGTTGTTCCCATTTATTATCTGCCATCTATTTCTTATCCTATGAAAATTGGAAGTGGGATATTCTTCTGAACTTCCGATGTTGATTCAAGCATCTTAGCATCGCCTTCAATCATCTTGCTATAAGTCAATTCATCCAAGATTTCCTTAAGCTCATCTCGAAGTGCTGTCTGCTCTTCCTTACCTTGTGATACCAAGTCACTCCCATTCATTTGAATGTCGTTACCTGGAATCGGAATTGAACTAAACTTGCTTCGAACCAGACCAAGCATCTCTTTGCTCAAAGCCAGTGCGAATCTTCGAATCCATTGCTTTCCAATAGAGTTAATCTTATCATATGGAATATTTGCGAATGGAGCAGTGTTAAGGTTGTTGACGCCATCGAGTCCAATATTTGGATCTGAAGGGTCTTCTTTAGCCCAAGCATCTACTCCAACTGTAAACTCAAACCACATCTGTTTTGCAGAAACACCTCTGGGGATTGGGAATATTCTTAAGTTATTATTTCTCAATTCGAAGGAGTGGTGTGAGTATCTGTTATATAATCGATCTTTATAATCCTGAATTATCAGCTTTGTTTCCCAAGCTGGCATCACATGAAAGGATGTTGCGTTTGAATATGAACCATAATTCAAGAAGTTTCCAACAATGTTTGCTCCTCCAATCATTCCATAATATTGCCATGATGCGCTTGGAGTCTTCCAATACACTTTTTTAATTTGAATCTTTTCATCTCCGATCGCACGAACAGTTCCTGTCGTTTTGTGGAACTCTGTGCTGGCGCCAATAATGGTTTGAAGGTCATAATCCTGCTTGTCGTCAACAAGGGGAAACGACGCTGAGTAGATGGTCAAAGAGCCGCCCATGCCAACTTCCTCAGAGATACCATCAGCAACTCTTCGTGCGTATGCAAAGTCGAATTTGGGGAATTTAAGGCTTACATTGGTTTTTGCTGGAAGGGAACTTTCATCTCCAGTTAATTCTCCGTCACTGTCGAAGCTTCCCGTTGACGCTCCAAGGATATTCGAGAGCACATTCTTTCCTTGATGAATATTAACCAAATAAGAATATTCCAAACAAGCTTCTTCATAAGCTGCATAGATTTGATATTCAGTGACCTCTAAGTCAAGAATATCTCCGCCAAGTTTTTTATAGACATAGGCAACTTGGTCTGCTGCACCTTTTTTAAAGTAATCGATTTGGTCCTGTGTCCATGGAGGGTTCGAAGAAGTAACTGGAACCGTATAAATGCCAAGGGGGAGTGGGTTGTTATCCACATCATCTACATTAGCTATGCTTCCGGTTGCTGGCAAAACAATTGCGCTCGTTTGACTTGATGGGGTTAGATCTGGTATTGCCATGTTAAAATGTCTCCTACGCCAATAAATAGTTTCCACATACAAGAAAACCCCGCCTTAGTAAAACTAAGACAGGGTTTCTTTGAATTATTATAAGTTAGCTTATGCTATTCTTATGAGGTCATATCCGTTACGATAACAACTGCGTACATATCAGGACGCACCATCTTCTTTCCGTAACGAGTCATCACGCCCTTTCGGGGGGTCAGATCGCTAGGATCAAAGATAGTTGGAGTTGTTTGCAGCGGCACATAAGGTGCATACACATATCCACTTTCTAAAAAGCTTGAACCTTTTCGGCCCACAAGAATTGCATTTCGTGGGAAGTAGGGGTCAACATAGACATCCCACTTCTTATTCAATGCACCTTCTTTAGCTGCACCAACGGTTCCTCGGTCAGAGTCATGAGTGACACTTGCTCGGAATCCAGAGGTAAACTCAAGAATGTTAGCTGCTTCGGGTCCGCAAACCAAGAAGTTTGCACCACCACGAAGAGTCTTGCGGTGAATGTCAGCAGACGCATCGTTGATTTTCTCAACGAGAGTCTCATACCACTCACTTACATTACCAGTAAAGGTAACGGTGTAGTCACCACCAGTAGAAGTTCTTCCCTGTCCAGGGTTCCTAGACCAGTATCGGGTGCTTGCAGCACCTGAAAGCAAGTCATTGAGGATTTCTTTGTCAATCTCAAGAGCAATTTGCTCAGAGAGAACAGAGGTAAGCTCAACTTCTGCATCAAGATTATGATAAGCATTGAGGTCTTGTCCCAATTCTGGGGACCAGTGTGCTTTCAGTTTCTTGGTCTGTGCAGTAATAGCTACGCTATCAACTTTGATGTCAATTTCTGGCATCGCAGTAGATTCCATCGCCCAAGCTGCATCTCCAACAACTCCACCGATTCCGGAGCCGCCAAGATTGTCACCAATCTCAAAAGTACAGTCCAAGCTGTCAAAGGCTCCTGCTGTATTGAAGCCAGATGTGACTTCGGCTTGGGTGAGTTTAACAACAAACGTGATGTCTGTGCAAGCACCTGCTGCATTAAATGTACCAGTGGTTAGTCGCCTAAGCAAAGTACCAGCGCCAAGAGTTACATCAAAAGACCGGAGGTTATCTCGGTTGATTTGAGCAAAACGTAATGCACCGTGGCCTACTTCGCTGCTGGCTCCTGGGCCAGTAGCGGCTCCATGGGTTGAGTGATCTGCAACCTCTGCTGT